TGTTGGCGGGGGAGTTTGGGGCGTGGCGTCTGCGCACAGAACTAGAAGATGAATACGCCGAGGACGAGGAGGAAGAGGACTATCAGCGGATCAGGTTTGAGCCGATCTTTGATGCTGACTCGACCGTGTTCTTCGACCTGAACGCCAAGCGCCAGGACAAGTCTGACGCCATGTTCGCATTCGTCCTGACCGCAATGACCCCGGAAGCCTACGAGGCCGAATGGAACGACGACCCGGCAAGCTGGCCTAAGTCCGTCTACATGACGCAGTTTGACTGGAGCACACAGGATGCGGTTTATGTGGCTGAGTATTACGTGGTCGAGAAGCGTAAGGAGAAGGTGTTCATTTACGCCGATGTGCTGGGCAATGAGGAAGAATACACCCGCGAAGACCTAGAGGACGAAGAGACTGCGCTGATGATCGCCGCGACAGGCATGACGCTGGTCCGGGAAAAGACCCTGAAGCGCCGGAAGATCCACAAGTGGATACTGAGCGGCGGCGGCGTGCTGGAAGACAGCGGGTATATCGCCGGATCGCATACTCCCCATTGTGCCGGTCTATGGAAAGCGGTGGTTTGTGGATAACCGGGAACGGTTCATGGGCGCGGTGAGGCTGGCCAAGGACAGCCAGCGCCTGAAGAACATGCAATTATCGAAATTGGCCGAGATCAGCGCCTATTCTGCTGCGCGCAAGCCGATCATCGACCCCGGAGCAGATCGCTGGCCATGAGAACGTGTGGGGGAACGACAACGTCGAGAACTATCGCTATTTGCTGTTGAACCCGGTCACTGATGGCCAAGGCAATGAACAGCCGATGGGTCCAATCGGGTATTCTGAGCCGCCTGATATACCGCAACCCTTGGCCGCCCTGCTACAGATCACCGAGCAGGACGTGGCCGACCTGATGGGGATGCAGGACGCGGCCGAGGAGATGACACCGAACATTTCCGGGGTGGCGATAGAGCTGATCCAGACAAGGGTTGACCAGAATAATTTCATCTACATGAGCAATATGGCCAAAGCCGTGAAGCGGTGCGGTGAAATCTGGCTTTCGATGGCTAGGGATGTCTATGTCGAGCGCGGCCGGAAGATGAAAACCGTTGCCGAGAACAATGACATTGCAGGTATTACGCTGAACACGCCAACGATTGATCCGGAAACCAGCGCCACGGTCTACGCGAACGACCTGGAGCGGGCCAAGTTTGACGTGGCGGTTACCGTCGGGCCATCCTCCGAAAGCAAGCGGGCAGGCACAGTCAGATCACTGGTCGGTATGCTTCAGTTCGCCCAGAATGACCCCGAGATGTCTACCGTGCTCACCTCGATGGCGATGATGAATATGGAGGGAGAGGGGCTGAAAGATGTCCGCAAGTTCTTCCGCACGCGCCTTGTGAAAATGGGCGCCGTCGAGCCGAATGAGGAAGAAATGCAGGCCATGGAAGCAGAGTTGCAGGCGCAGGAACCTGACGCAAACGCCGCGTTGCTCATGGCAGAGGCCGAGAAGAGCCAGACACAGGCCTTGCTCAACGTGGCAAGGGTGGCCGAGACGGAAGCCAAGACGGCGAAGACGATGGCAGACATTGACAGCCAGGGCAAATCTGACGCATTGAATGTGCTCAAAGAATTACGGGAACCAGCGCCCCTACGCTGAGAGGACTACCAATGACAAGCAAGGCAGTGATTGACGATCAGGAGCTTGAGGATCTGGACGTAGCGCCAGAAGCCCCCGAGACCGAAGACGAGACGACCGAGGGTGAGAACCAATCCGCCCCGGACGACACGGAAGAGGAACTGATTGTAACAATCGGTGAGGAAACGCCGCCTCAGGAAGAGATAGACGAAAACAGCGCACCGGATTGGGTGCGTAAGGTTCGGGCTAATGACCGCGAAAAAACCCGCAAGCTGCGTCAAACAGAACGGGAATTGGAAGAAACCAGGCAAAAAGCTAGCATCTTACGAGCAGCAGAAACAGACGCAGCTCGGACCAAAGCCAACGCTTGAAGCCTGCGATTATGATGCGGATCTGTTCGAACGTCGTCTCGATGCCTGGAAGGAACGCCAAGCCGTTGCAAACAGGCAGGCAGCGGAAGCGAAGGAAGCCGAGGCCAAGCGCCAAGAATACTTCAATTCCAAGTTTGAGGCCTATTCGACACGGAAGGCGGAAGTCATTGGCAAGATCAAGGACTTCGCAGACGTAGAGGAAACGGTCTTACATGCGCTGGGCGATACCCAGCGCGGTGTAGTACTGGCACATGCAAAGGACCCGGCACTTTTGCTGTATGCCATTGGGAAAGATGAAAAGCGGCTGCAGGAGCTGGCGAAACGTTTCCGATCCTGTCGAGTTTATTTTCGCGGTCGCGCGCATGGAGACGCAGATGAGAACCCAGTCCCGTAAACCCAGTTCCGCCCCGGAGAAAAGTAGTCAAAGGCTCTGCCAGCACTGTCGGGTCGGACAAGCGGCTCGATCAGCTCTATGATGAAGCAAGCCCGAACCGGCGACCTGACGAAGGTGCGCCAATATAAGGCCTCGCTGAAGAAGTAGCCTGATCCTGGCGCAAGCCAAGGAATAGAACCGTGTCTGACAGCCAACGCTCGAAAGAGTGGAGAGCTAGAAAAGAGGCAGAAGACCCGGCCTACATGGACCGGCAACGTGCCTTGGCGCGAGAGCGTGCCCGTGTACGTCACGAGGCGTTGAAGAACGATCCTGAGTACATAGAGCGCGAGCGCATCCGCAAGCGGGAACTGCAAGCCAAGCGGCGTGCCGATCCTGTGAGAGCGGCCAAGATGGCTGAAGACCGCAAGCGCTACATGGCGAACCCGGAATATCGGGAACGCCAATACGGGGCCGTTAAAGAGTGGCGCAAGGCTAACAAGCCAAAAATCAAAGAATACAAAGCGGAATGGGTCGAAGAAAACCGGGACAAGGTGTCGGCTTACAACGTGGCTTACATGAGCAATTACGTGAAGACTGAAGCTTATTCTCAAGCTCGACACCGCAGACGCATGAAACAATACGATCTCACAGATGCAGAGTTCAATGCGATGTGGGAAGCACAGGATGGCTGCTGCGCCATCTGCAATATCAAATTACAGCCGCGAGGACGATCCANGCATTCCGCGGCAATCGATCACAACCACAAAACGAGAGAAGTTCGCGGTGTCCTCTGCCGGGGTTGTAATCATGGGATCGGTTCGCTGGGCGACAGCCCGTCAATCTTAATCAGTGCCGCAAAGTATCTCACCGAGCGTGGATATTATGGACAAAGAGNAAAAAAGTGAGTAAAAACAATGCCTAACGGTTTTTCAAAGGAAGAGACAATTGCTTTCGATCAATTGCTCGAAGGCTTCCAAGACGCCCTCGTAATGAGCAAGAACGTCGCGATTTACCGCACGGACCAGACCATGATGGAGCGTTCTAACGACACCATCTGGCGCCCGATGCCCTACATCGGCGTGACCTATCCGGGTGCGGATGCGACGAACAATTTCAACAACTACACCCAGCTCACAGTTCCGGCCAGCATCACCACCCAGCGCCATGCTGCGTGGCAGTTCACGGCTAAGGAGTTGCGTGACGCGTTGCAGGAACAGCGGATCAGCGCCTCTGCTGAACAGCGCCTTGCATCGGACATCAACCAGTCGGTTATCGACCAGGCCTCCTTCTATGGCTCAGTCTTTATCCGCCGCACCACAGCGGCCGTGGGCTTTGATGATGTGGCCCTGATCGAAGCGGCGTTTAACGAAAGCGGCGTCTCGTTTGAGGACCGCAAGCTAGTGCTCTCGACCCGCGATTATAACGGGATGGCGAGCGATCTCCAGAAGAACACCCGCAGCTTTGGCGATCCGATTTCTAACGATGCTTTCCGCAGGGCGAGCGTCGGCATGGTGGCCAGCTTTGAGACGTTCAAGGCCGACTACCTTCGCAGGAAGGCGGCAGCAGCAGGCGGGACGGGTATCCAGTATTTCTACTCTGGACGCTGGTCTCAACTACTGGATACCGAAGGCCACTACAGCGGCCACGACCGGTGAGACGTCTAACGTTGATAACCGGTTCCAGACCGTCACCGTAAGCACGTCAGCAAGCGTAGCTGCCGGGGATGCGTTCACGA